TGACGTTACCCGTGAGCGGATTCGTCAGATCGAAGCCAAGGCCCTGCGCAAACTGCGCCATCCTTCACGCTCCGATCACCTGCGTGGCTTCATCGACGATCAGGGCAATCAGGGATAATTTCCCAAAAAGTAGCGGGCGCCACACCTCACCGGTATAATGGCGCCCGCTTTGTTTTCCCTCAGGAAACACCTTTCAAAACAGCATTCGCTTAACGGGCCTATAGCTCAGTTGGTTAGAGCAGGGGACTCATAATCCCTTGGTCGCTGGTTCGAGTCCAGCTGGGCCCACCATATTTCAAGCACTTACATCAAAACCACTCATGGCATTTACCTCAAGTGTCAACGAAGTGACAACCGCTGTTCTGAATACTATTCAAGCTGTTGAATCCAATATCGGGTAACCGGGGTTTCCCGATGATCCTTTAGCGCCTTGCGGAGCCCCTGCTTCTGCTTTTGCAGATCGACGAGCATCCTTTGAACTAAATCTTCAAACTGAGCTCTCATCGAATCATTAGAATCAGACTTTTTGGCGGTGAAAATGCCCCTGTAACTCGCAAGTTCGTAATTATAAATGGATCGAAGAACACCTTCCTCTGATTCGAGGTCACCCATCTCAGCAACCATCACGGATAAATCCGCAGTGACCGCGCAACCATTTAGAGAGGGAAGGCCAAAGCCAAGCGCTTCAATCCAAACGGTTGGCGCAAAAGCAGATTCATCATCTTCCGAATAGGTGTCATATCCACTCCTAATTAGCTGAAGCTCCACGGCGTTTCTGACAGAAGCAATATTCGTCCAACACCCGTCACTAACTTGGTCTGAAACCATCACATTAACGCCTTCAGCATTTAGGAGCTTCAGCCAACCGAGATCATAACCAAATACAAGTGCGTCATTGTCATCGCCTTCCTGGGCAAGAGCGAATGGAGTGACTGCCGAAAGAAGTAATACAATTAGAAACTTCGAAGCTTTCACAAATCGTCTCCTTTAATCGATATCTACCTATATAAACTAGTCCGATAAGTTGGAGACTGCACACCTTGCTCAAAACACTGGGCCCTTTGAAACTGCATCAGAAAGAAAGTCGCTTGATAGATGGGCATACCGCATAGTGAGTTTAATGTCAGAGTGGCCCAATATCTTCTGCAGCGTGAGTATATGGCCGCCATTCATGACAAAGTGACTCGCAAACGAGTGTCTGCAGATATGAGTCAGTTGGCCCCTTGGCAGTTTGATTTTTGCCCTCTCTAGTGCGGATCGGAAGGCGCTATAGCAGGTTTGGAACGGAACCTCTTCAATCAACTCCTCATATAAATCCTTCCTAAGAGGAACGGAGCGACTTTTGCCGCTTTTCGTGCCTGAGTAGGTCACCCGATAAGGGGTGAAAGCTGACGGCTTCACTGACTCAGCCTCTGACCACCTGGCGCCGGTAGCCAGGGCAAGACGCGCAACGTGATAGACGGATGGGTTAGATGACGCCCTGCACTCCTCGAGGAGTCTTTCGATTTGTTCGTGGTCTAGGAACGCCAGTTCGGGCTCGTCGATCTTCAGGCGGCGTAGCTTTTCCAGCGGATTTTTACCTTTCCAATGGCCCTGCCGGATAAGCTCGTTAAATACCGCTGTGAGGTACGCCTGCTCATGGTTCATGGTGTTCTCTGAAATTCCCGAGTCAACTCTAACCAGGCGATAAGCAGCGAAGTCGCCAGAAGTAAACCTGGTTGCCCTGGGATTACCCAAGCGTTCAACGGTGGCTTCCAGCTTTTTCTTCCGGGATTCGCCGTCTTTCAGGGCATGGCCGTGGTGGACGTACCAAAGCTTTACCAGATCCAGGAGCGTCCGTTTGTCCTGCTTCGGGTTCCAGTCTTCTCCGGCCTCGTGTTTGTTCAGCACCCAGCGTTCGTATCTGAGCGCTTCCGGCCTTGTATCGAAGGACTTTCTAACGCGCTTCTGCCCTCTTCCACCTGGTTGGATATCGACCTGCCATCTTCCCGACGGTAGTTTCTTGATCATGCGGCCACCTTTGTCAGTAGTCGTCGCTTTATCAGTCCATCCTGGACGAGCTGAAATAGCTCGTTTTCATAGATTTCTCGTCGTCGGTAGTAGGCGCATAGGTCCTCCCAGAGTCCTGATTTCTTAAGGCAGTCCCAGGCCTGGCGTGGGTTAAATCGGTTGCGTGCATAAATGGACAAGAGATTCCCAAAGGCCAGGGAGACGTTCTTTTCGTTGCCGCAACCGGGTTCCTTTTTTGCGCGTTTGTAGAGCAGATCCGGGGCTGAGTAGCCGAAGCCTATGTCGTCTCTTAACTTGGTCCAGATCGGGTGCACCCAATCTCGTCTGACCTCGTAACGGTTGCCCTGAAGGGCGTACTGCCAGAGGCCAGTAAGATGCGGGACGGCGTCCATGTAGGTGTAGATGGGCTTCATGTTGGGTGTGCCTTGGGAAATCTCGTTCACAATCCGGTGGTGAAAGCGGATTTCCAAACGCCAGACGGGTTTGTCCGGGTCATAGCAGGTGTCCGGAAAGCAGTCTTCATTACTGGCACATTCCCAAATGGATTCCATGAAGGCGCGCTTGTCGGAAACGTCGACCTCTTTGGATTTGTTGTAGAGGCAGACCTGAAGGCCGTTCGCCTTACCGAAGGTGTAGGTTTCACCTCTCCCGTTGACGGTAGCGCCCTCCAAGCCTTGGAAATAGAAGTCACTGGTACCGTTGTAAACGCTTATGGAGCGGGCCCTGGTGACGAAGTGTTGGGCAAAGTCCTGTGGGGGTTCCCAGCCTTGAAAGTCCACAGCCAGGTGTAGCGCAATGCCAACGGGCTTAATGTTAGTGAGGAAGTACATACCCCATTCAGCAAGCTCGTCGTGGATCTGCTGGCTGGAACGCTCATAGAGCCATCGGGGCGAGGTTTCGATTTTGACGTGAGTACCCAGCGTATCGGGTTCAGCGTAGAAGTTCTGAAGCAGAATGGTTAAGCCGTATTCCCGGTTTTGCAGGATGTATTTGAAGCCCCCACGCCTGCCGGACTGGAGCCGGAACGGGATATTCTTAATGGTGATCGTGGCGTCATAGCCAGATTCGTATTCTGTAGCGATCTCCGCGAGGATTTCCGGTTTCAGTCGTCCCTGGAAGAGTTGTCGGACCGTGTCGGTGCCGGTCCAGAGGACATTTACACCATCCAGATTCACCTGTTGACCTTCCGGACCGATGAAAAGATCCCCTTTGCCGATTTCGCCGGTGTTGGTATCGATGCGCTCGAATTCTCTAAATTTCATTTGTGGCTCACTGTGGGTCTATGTGTTTCAACAACGACTTTCGTCGTTTTCTATGAGACGTGTTACAGGGACGTCTCCGGGCTTCGCCCGCTCCCTGCCGCTCCTCGCCATCGTCGCGGCCGTCCGCGGGCTACGCCTCTTCTTTGACTTTCTGAAGGGGGTTGATGGCCTCCAGGGGCGAGGTGTCCGGCTCAATGTTCGGTCTGGGTTCCGGTGCCTGGATGCGGTTTCGCTGGCAGTAGATGTCCTGGACCTTTTGGCCGTTCCACCAGAGCTGTGCATGACAGGGGCGCAAATAGAGGATGCGGTAGCCGAAGTGGAACAGGTCTTTCTGGGTTATTGAGAAGTCGCCCTGGCGATCCTGACCATGGAACAGGTAGGCGCGGTTGAAGTTGCCGGCAATTCTTAGGGCAGCATCCTGGAAGGGATGTTTCTGTTGGTTGTTCGCTAGGCCACTGCCGTCCTGAGTACCAGCTTGAGAATTGCGGACATCAGAACCATCAGACAGAGCATTAGGGCCAGCCGCATCGATACTCTGAATATTCGCCGGATCGCCCGCATCAAACGTTCTTTCCCTTTCGAAGATGCCGACCGCCAGATAGGCAAACACCAGTAGAGAAAGGACTGACAGCGAAAGATAGCCCACAACGCGTTTATCTTTAAAAACGCTTTGGGGGCCTTGATTGGACTGATGGTCGCCGGTCTTTGTGCTCTGGTAGGTGGCGAAGATCGTCGGATCCGATTTGTATTCTTTCGGGACTCCGTATGCATGGCTTTTGGCTTTACCATTGTTCTCTGGGTCATGTTCGACTTCCCTCCATTTGCCCTTTTTCCAGGGCAGTAGCTCGCCCATGGAGTAATGACGGAAGGCCACCTGGGCGGCCTGTCGGATGTCCATGTGGACTTTGGATATGTTCGGAGTGCATAGGAAGACGTCCCAGTTGTAGTGCCGGTGCATGTCGTAGGCTTCGAACATGTCGGCGGGGCGTTCGTCCTGTTTGGCCTGGTCAGCGCCACCGGGGTAATCGAGGTTTTCCGGTTTGAAGTCTTTGCGTTTGGCCGGGTAGATGGCCTGGGCTTCGTCGATGATGACCATGGCGCCTTGTGGGGCCCAATGGAACCACCTTGCCATGTACGCTTTCTCTTCCCTGCCCTCGGTGTTCACATTCAAGATGGCCGCTTCTTCGGGGAGGGTTTCGTTGAGGGCGTCCTCGACCTTTTCCAGGGAATCGAAACCCCGGATGTTGGTAACCACAGTGCGCCCTTCTTTGAGGGCCGGGATGGCGTGGCGCTGGAGAACCCCGAACGATTTGTAGGAACCGGGGTGACCGTGGTGGATGACGATGCTCATGGGTTGCTACTCCTTAGCCGATGACGTCCATGACGTAGCGGGTGACGCGGGCATTGATGATCATGTTGAAGGCCTCCGGGAGCTTGAGGTAGGTGGCCACGCCCAAGACCTGGGAATCGAGTTGGCCCCAGTAGGTTTCGATGGTGTCGGAGACGTTGAGCTGACTGAGGACTTCCTGGGCGACTTCCCAGCTGTAACCGATGAAGGCGATCTTGGCTTTGGTGGCGGCAATGACGATCCAGGCGCCGGCTTTGACCATCCAGTCGTCGATCAAAGCCGGGATGCTGTTGAAGAATTGCCAGATGGCATCGAAGAAGGTGGCGATGAATTCCATGGTGTTACCCCTTTCCAGCGAAGAGAATGCCGG